CTTGTGGTCCAGTGGGTCCTTGTGGTCCTTGTGGTCCTGTGGGTCCTTGTGGTCCGGTTGCTCCGGTTGAGCCTACTGGTCCTCCAGATGGCCCAGTTGATCCTGTTAGTCCAGTTGCACCCGTTGATCCTAATCCTGTTGCTCCATTGGGGCCTTGTGGTCCTTGTGGTCCGGTTGCTCCAGTGGCTCCTGCACCTGTTGGTCCAATGGGTCCTTGTGGGCCTTGTGGTCCGGTTGCTCCAGTAGCACCTGCACCTGTTGGTCCAATGGGTCCTTGCGGTCCTTGCGGTCCCTGTGGTCCTGTTGCTCCAGTGGCTCCTGCACCTGTTGGTCCTTGTGGTCCTTGTGGTCCAATGGGTCCTTGTGGTCCTTGTGGTCCTTGTGGTCCTGGTACTGTACTACCTGCACCTTGTGGTCCTTGTGGTCCTTGCGGTCCCTGTGGTCCTGTTGCTCCAGTGGCTCCTGCACCTGTTGGTCCTTGTGGTCCTTGTGGTCCAATGGGTCCAATGGGTCCTTGTGGTCCTTGTGGTCCACGTGGTCCAGTGGATCCTGTTAAACCAGTTGCTCCGGTAGCTCCTGCACCTGTTGGGCCAATGGGTCCTTGTGGTCCTTGTGGTCCTTGTGGTCCTGTTGCTCCAGTGGCTCCTGCACCTGTAGAACCTTGTGGTCCTTGTGGTCCTTGTGGTCCTGTTGCTCCAGTGGCTCCTGCACCTGTTGGTCCAATGGGTCCTTGTGGTCCTTGTGGTCCTGTTGCTCCGGTGGCACCTTCACCTTGTGGTCCACGTGGTCCTTGTGGTCCTTGTGGTCCTGTTGCTCCAGTGGCACCTGCACCTGTTAGTCCAATGGGTCCTTGTGGTCCTTGTGGTCCTTGTGGTCCAGTTGCTCCGGTAGCACCTTCACCTTGTGGTCCGCGTGGTCCTTGTGGTCCTGTTGCTCCAGTAGCTCCTGAGCCTGTAGAACCTTGTGGTCCTTGTGGTCCTTGTGGTCCTTGTGGTCCTGTGGGTCCTTGCGGTCCTGTGGGTCCTTGTGGTCCAGTTAACCCAATGGGTCCTTGTGGTCCACGTGGTCCTTGTGGTCCTGTGGGTCCTTGTGGTCCTTCTGATCCTTGTGGTCCTTGTGGTCCGGTTGCTCCGGTAGCACCTGCACCTGTTAGTCCAATGGGTCCTTGTGGTCCTTGTGGTCCAATGGGTCCTTGTGGTCCTTGTGGTCCTTGTGGTCCTTGTGGTCCACGTGGTCCTTGTGGTCCAATGGGTCCGATGGGTCCTGTGGGTCCTTGCGGTCCAATGGGTCCTTGTGGTCCTTGTGGTCCTTGTGGTCCCGGTACTGTACTACCTGCACCTGCTGGTCCTTGTGGTCCTTGTGGTCCTGTAGCACCAGTGGCACCTGCTCCAGTTGCACCTGTAGATCCATCAAAACCAGTAGCTCCAGTGGCTCCATCTGGTCCGGTAGATCCGAAGAATCCCTGAGGACCGCGTGGTCCTTGTGGGCCCGTTGATCCTTCTAGTCCAGTAGTACCAGTTAGGCCAGTTGCACCTGTAAGACCGTTAACACCAGTAGCTCCTTGCGGACCTGTGATTTGACCCACATTTTCCCAAAGAGCTCCGTCGTATACCCATAAATTACCAGTGGCTGTATCAATAACACCATTCCCGGCTATTGCACCAGGAAAAGCAGCATTTAGTGTGGTCTGAGGATTACCAGGTGGTACTACATTAACATCAGGTACTGATCCGATAATGGTCACAGAAGTTCCAGCAGGTCCTTGTGGTCCTGTGGGTCCTGTGGGTCCTTGTGGTCCTGTGGGTCCAGTGGGTCCTTGTGGTCCTTCTGATCCTGTAGCTCCAGTAGTTCCAACAAATCCATTTACTCCTTGTGGCCCGCGTGGTCCTTGTGGTCCTGTGGCACCTGTGGCACCTGCTCCAGTTGCACCTGTAGCTCCATCAAAACCAGTAGCTCCTGAGCCTGCTGGGCCTTGTGGGCCTTGTGGACCGGTGGCGCCAGTGGCGCCTGCTCCAGTTGCTCCATCTAACCCAGTAGCTCCAGTGGCACCTGCTCCGGTAGCTCCATCTAACCCAGTAGCTCCAGTTTGGCCAATATCACCAGTTGCCCCGGTAATTCCGGTGGCTCCGTCGAGTCCATTTGAACCAGCTATTCCAGTTGCACCTTGAAGTCCGGTGGCGCCGGTGGCACCACCCGTTCCGGTTGCACCAGTAGAACCATTTAGTCCGGTAGCACCACTGAATCCAGTTGCCCCCTCAAATCCTGTTGCTCCAGTTGCCCCCTCGAATCCTGTTGCCCCACTAAATCCTGTTGCCCCTTCAAACCCTGTTGCTCCAGTGAGTCCAGTTGCACCTGTTGATCCTGTGGGACCTTGTGGTCCACGCGGTCCTTGTGGGCCCTGTGGTCCAGTTGCACCTGCGCCTGGATCTACCCAGTAACGAGAACCATCAGCACCCGATGCTAAAATTTGCCCGCTGGCTCCAGGAACACCTAAGTTGGGTTCTGCATCCTGCGGTGCCAGCCAGTCTGTGCGATCTGGTTCAGCATCAGCGGGTGGAGTTGTTTGGACTCGGTTTGATAACAGTTTAGCCATTATGGCACCACCGGTGTAAAGACACCTATGTTCTGGCTGGCAGGTGATTCATCTGCTGCAACCCATACATCAATCACATCAACAGCACTGGCACGAACTCGCAATCTGTCGCCATCAGCAGGTTCCTCAGTGGCAGTTTTGAGCAAGCTACGACCCTGCAAGGGAATATATGCAGTGTCTCTTGCAGGAATAACAGCTCGTCCAACAGCAACAGTCGTGCCATCCTGTGTAAGAAGAATTACTTCTACCCATTGTTCTGCATCACTTTTGTTAACTGCCGACAGCGGAGTAAGGAAAAATATTTCTCCTGGTATTATTGCTCTGCTGGGAAAGTCAGGATCTCTTTCGGAATAAACTTCAGAAGGATCTGGCACCGAATAATCCGGAGCATTTGCAAGAGGAATAGTTGCATAGGAAGTTGTTACATTTGGATAAATGAGATTCAACGGTTTTCCAGTAGACGGTGTACGACAATATATTCTAGGCATTATTAAAAGCTCCTTGCAATAGCTGCTTTAGTGGCAATACGGTTAACTGCTTGTTCAAACGGTGGTCCAGACAATTCGCCTGTGTCGGCACTGATCTTCATGCCGCCGACAAATATAGCGTTGCCTTGATCATCCTGCCCGCTGGCAATAACTACGCCATCATCAAGTTCCACAATACTTTCTTCAATGAGGCCTTCGTTTCTGACAGGCGGAATTTTGGTCAATGCCACACCAGACAAAACACCAGTCCAGGTGTGTCCAATTGCAGTGATAGTGGATGGTTGAGTTTGAAAAACTGTGTTGGTTAATGTTTCTTCCAAGGCAGTGACCAGCGCCGTGATAATCAAATCAGACTGTGTGCCGACACCTGCCAGTGCTGTCATTTGATCGCGCATGTTGTCGAAAGAAAATATAAAAGCATCTTCTTTATCGGGAGAATATACTTTGTTGCCTTCGACATTGAAAAGACCTTCAGCAAAATTCAACATGGGCAGCTCATCAGCTGACTCCAGAACCCATCTTATACACTGCAAAAAATTAGCAGCATCTAGACGTGTGTAAGCTTCGTCCTCGGCATCCCATCCAAAGGTATAGACCTGGCCCGTGGCCGGATCAACTGTGGTGCTTAATGCCGTCCACATGTTGTTGATTATTGTGGTTTGTGCTGCTTCAATTGCTGCTTCGGCTGTGAGATCTATCACTAAAGTTACACCTGTTGTTTCTGTTGGGTCAACAATTGGTCGTGATCCTTCTGCCCACATGGTGTAATCACCAAACTGTGTGCTACAAGCAGAAAGAACAATTTGTCCGCCGTCTAAGGCAAGAAAATGCTTGTGAGCCCATAAACTGACTGCGTTAACTGCGTTGATCAGCCCACCTTTTTTGGCGCAATATCCTATGCCGTTTTGCGACACTGGGGTTGCACCCCATGTCATTATGTTGGGGAAAACACTGTATTGTGAACACACGTTACCGTCTGCTAGTGCAACACCGGCTCCTATACCAACCAGGGGGTTGGGTTCTGGCTCTGCATCTCTGTCCAGCGGCGGAGGAACAGTTGTCCAGTAGGGATTTGTTCTAACAGCAATTTTATGAGCATATGGTACACGATTAATTATAGCACCTGGTCTGAATGATATAGCAAATCCCTCTGATGGATCGGTTAAACTGTCTAATCTCCAGTTTTCAAACAAAAAACCTTCAACAAAACAACCCGATCCTATTCGAAACACATTTCGTTCTTCGTATCCTGCTGCAGGACGAATAGCAACACTTCTATGCGCACATCTAATAACTGTGTTGTCTGGGAAATCTATATGCCCTTCTGTAACATATACTCCGGCACCCACTTCGATCAAAGTGATTGTGGCACCAGCTACTCGTCTTTCTTCGGCAACTTCGACTGCTCGTTCAATAGTGGCAAACGATTCTGCCCAGCTTGTGCCCAGGTTGTCGTTGTTTCCGGTTGTTTGTACAAACAGTGTGTTGGTGATGGGAGTGGCTGCTGTTAAGTCAACAACTTCTTCGGATGCGCCTTGTTGTTGTATAGCGTACAGTCTAGCGTCATAGGTGTTGATTGCTACTTCGCCTAACTGGAGATCAGCAAGTTCAGGAACAGCGTTACCTACAGCACTTTGTTTAAGTAAAATCGTATTTGCCATATCTTGCCTTTTCTCTAGTAGGTTCCGCCGTCAATGACAGATTCCACATCTAACACTGCTAAATTGTTAGCATACATTGCATCAGCATAGATATTTCCTGCCACTCCGGCGCCACCATCGATAATCAATGCACCAGTAATGTTGCTGGTAGATACAGTTCCCACTGTAATATTGGCTCCTGTTGTAGAAAACACCACTGTATTACCCAGTCCGTTGACTCCTACTAGAACATTTCCGTTGAGTTGAGGAATAGAAACGTTTGAAGTTCCGTTTTGTAATATTGTGGCTGCACCAACATTGGCAGTGACGTTGCTTAAAAATTGCCCGTCGCCGAGGTAGTAGGTGGCAGTGATAACGTCAGCTGTGATATTACCAGCTGTGATATTGCCAGTTACGTTGCCGGTAATTTCAACATCAGAATCCAGAATGATTTTATCGCCGGGATCCAGCGTTGATATTGTATAATTGCCTTTGATTCTCTTATAGGTTGCCATCTATTGCCCTCGTTCCTTATTTAGCAATAAAAACACGGTGCACGAAAGCGTCAGCTGATTGCCTTGGTTGACTGTTTCAAATATGCAGTTGGGCATGAGTTATAAATCCTTTGGAGTATTTATGCGGTCAACAAAGTCTGCAATTGTGACACTGCTGAGGTTGTTGATTTTGGAAAATTCTGCAATAGATGCAGTTGTGTCGCCATGTACCCGTATAAATTGCCGATTTGGATAGTCAGTTGTGACTGTTATCAACTGACGGATCCAGTTTCCTGTGTAAGTTGGCAGAGCTGTGGTGGGTTTATAAAATTCTGTGCCGGCATACACATTGTTGAAATTTCCAGTGGAGTTGGGGCCTAAATCAAACCCCAGCAGATAAATTATGGTGTTGCCATCCTCGGCTGCAATGCCAGCAGCAATGGGACCACTACTGAATCCTCGATACTTTTGCGGAACAGGTTGTGCTCCGGTGCCATTTTCTGGACGACGAGTATAAAATCTATTTCTAGATGGGTAGCCTGCTGCTTGAATAGCCGCACTGATGGGCCGATCTGTGCTGACCAAAACAGTGGGCGTGTGTGTTCGATACAGAGCATTACACCCGTATACAGGTCCAACACGCAACAACTGATCTACGTCAATGTGACTACGGCTTACACCGTTCCCTAATACAAAAGCAGCCATAAAAAAATCCCCTCAGTATGTAGCTGAGGGGTTCCTAGGTAATATAAAAATTACGAAGTGTAGTTTTCTACAATTACCAGGCTCAACAGGTTCTGCTGTGTAGCAGTATTGTCTTGTCCTGTAGTACCGGACTTGATTTCTGTGCCTTCGTCTGTGAAGAAGTTGGCTGCATAACGAATGTTCTGCTGTACCAGGTTCTGCGCAAAGCCACCAGCGGCTGCACCACCAACTTCACCGCCGGTAAAGTCATATGCATACTTGTTTGTGAGTTTGCTGATCAGAACTTCGGAACTGTCTGCGTCTAAGGCAAAGCTGATGTTCATGTTGCCTTCTGTTATTACGCCTTGTGCTTCGTTGGCCAAAACGCAAACGCCTTGTGCACCTGAACTGGCACCTTCAACCAGATACTTTCTTGTGCCTTTTTGGCGAACGATCCAACCATCTTCTTCACTTTGTCCTGTGATGAAAACTCTGCACTTGACAACAGGATATGCTGCAGTAGCAACACCACCGCCGTTGCCTTCACCACCAACCACACCAAGATACTGGTCTGTGTTGAATGTAGCAGGATATACTGGATTAGTCAGCTGATCCCAAGCATTGAAACCAATGTCTTTGGTTGTACTCTTTTTAATTTTTAGTGGGCGACCCATTTTTTCTTTTCCTTTAAAAGTTAGGCGTTCTAGGCCTTACGCGGTGGGGTACCGCATAAAACGCAACCATTTGCGTTGTATGATTTATTTAGTTGCAATCTTGTTATTATATACCAGCAGTTTAAGCTGCTGTTTGCCAACTCTTGGAATAGTTATAAATCCAAACTGGTCTTGTAATGGTATTGCTTTGGAACTCACGATTGCTGTTGTCGCTGGTGGCAGATTCTGTGGCTCTACATTCAAACACACGACTGCTAAATGTATTTTGCGCACCGCCTGACACTGCTGACCCTTGTATCACGTACTGTGCTACAGGACTGTTGTAGCTTAACAAGTAAGGGTTCATTTCTCGACCGCCCAGATCTGTTTCAGTTGTTCCCACCCAGCTGACACCAAAACTATTGTAGCTGTTGCTGTTGGGCTGTCGAATCACTGACCAAGATCCGGCCACGGTAATTCTACAAGCAGCTGACGGATATGTTTGACCAGTGTCGGGATCAGTGTAAGCAGTGAGTTGATTTCCAATCACTGCTATTGTCCAATTTATTGCTCGTAAGTGCAAGAGACCACCAGATAAAGGATTGGGATGACCTAAGCTGAGTCCAAAAGTAGCACCGTCGTTGTAACCGGCTTGACTGTATCGCCAGAGGCCAGCGTCGACAACTGTTAATCCAGTGTTGGCTGTGAGTTCTGCTGAACCAGAGTAGGGTGTGACGAATGTGGGCATGCTTTATTTATAGAGAACAAAAAGCCCCTTGCGGGGCCGTTTTCTTACAGTGCAAAACGTCGAATATCTGCACGAAGCTGTTCTATAGGGTCAATTGACTCGGCAACACTTTCGTCGTAGCTGGGTTTCTTGATTTGGCTAGCCAGAACCTTCATTGTTCCTGGTTGTGCGTCAACACGAATACCATACGCATCACCATCTTGTGCAACAACAGTGGCAAATTTACCAGCATACATCACACGATCTCCGGGCTTGAATGTTGGCGCTGCTGCTTCTTCTGCTACATCTTGCTCCATGTTGCCCAACATTTGTTCCACATGACGAACCCAACCTGATACATCGCTGGATCCAATTTCTTCCACATTGCCCACAAAGTCAGCAACTTCATCGACAGCTTGCCCAACCTTTTCTGGACCGTACTTGCTCAACAAGTCTGAACGTTGCATCATAATTCTGCGTGTGATGGCATTGACCACTGGATTGTTTTCTGATCCTTCCGCCACACCTGACTCTGCTAAATCACCATCATCATAATATTGTAGCGCATCCGATACACGATTAATAAGTTCTCTCTCAAGTTTTTGCATGAGAGCGTCCGATGCTTTGATTTTTAACTTTTTAAGAGCGTCCGAAATGTCGTCATCTATATCCCAATGAACATTATTAGATAAAAGTATTCTCTCTACTGCGCTATACACTTGTTCAAACTTAGAGTCAGCAGAT